CCAAGCAGGCGTGCGACCTGTTCAAGGCCGCGTTCGTGCCGGTGACCCTGCTGTGCCCGCTCGGCCCGAAGTGGGAGATCGAGGACAAGCGGCGGATGGTCGTCAACCGGTCCGGCATCACCCGCACCTCGCCCGGCTTCAAGGCCGGATGGGAAGCCTCGTTCGACTTCGACGTGATCCTGCCTGAATACGTCGCGCAGGAGATGTTCCTGGAGGCGCTGTCGCTGGCCGGCCGGGTGATCGGGCTGGCTCAGTACAGGCCGACGTACGGTAGGTTCCAGGTCATCAAGTTCGAGCGCTCGTAGCATGCCAGGTCAGGTCTTGCTTCGCCGTGCCCAGATCTGTCCCGCTTCGCCGCGCCTAGTCATGCCGAGCCCGTGTCATGCCCGGACCTGACCTGCCAAGCCGCGTCTGGCCAAGCCCGGCCCAGTTATGTCGTGCCGAGCCGTGCTTTGCCTGGTCCCGCTGTGCCGGGTCACGATGGGCCGAGCCAGGCCATGCCCTATCCTGATGTGTCCTGCCCGGACCAGCCAGGTCGCGACTCGCCCAGCTTTGCCGAGCCAGGACCCGCCAAGCCGCGCCCGGAATGGTCTAGCCCCGCCTCGACCGGCCAGGTCAGGAGCAGGCCGCGCCGCGTCTCGCCGTGCAGCGCCCGGACTGGCCACGCCTCGTCATGCCGGGACTTGCCTTGCCGCGTCCAGCTACGACCCGTCCCGCCTCGCCACGCCAGGCCCTGTAGATATGAGATCCGCTATGACGCCGCCTGACACGCAGGCCCTAACCGTCCGCCTGCCGCCCGACCTATACGACAAGCTCCGGAAGGCCGCGTTCGACCAGCACACCAGCATGAACGCGCTGATCATCGCGGCCGTCCGCGCCCAGCACGACGTGCCATGACTTGCCCAGCCCAGTCCTGTCTGGCCGAGTTACGCCCAGTCCGGCCGGGTCCCGTCGGGTCACGCCGCGCCAAGCCAAGCTCTCGCCCCCTAGTTAGGCGAACATAGGACGCGGTGGTCCGAGGAGTTCCTTGGCCTTGTCCGGGACCGAGAAAAATTCGCCGGGCTGTCTCCAGTGCTCTTCGGAGCCGATGACCCCGGACGCGGATGTACCTGGACCTCTTTGTGTCTCCCAAATATGAGCGAGTATCACCAGCGCACCCCGCTTGTAGTTGGGCGGGATCGCCTGGTATCCGGCGAGGTGGGTGATGTCGGCGAGGCCGGTGACGGGCATGCCGCCCATGACCCGGACGAGGCCGGACGGGGCGGCCCGCATCTGGGTGACGTCCCAGGTGACCGAGCCGTCCCACGCGACGACGGAGGTCAGGGAGATCACGGGGACGGACCGGAGCCAGAACTTCTGCCGCCGCAGCCCGTACCCCCACCCGTAGCCGTAGCCGCCCTGGCTGGACAGGTCGAGGGTGTCGGTGACGGTGCGGCGGACGATGACCTCGTGCTTGTAGGCCTCGGCGGCGCCGGTGGCGGATGCGATGAAGTCGCGGAGCTCGTCGTCGAACCTGTGGTCGGTGACGTCCATGTTCAGCTGGGCTTTGGCGTCGGCGAGGGACACCATGGCGGGCCAGGGGGTGGGGGCGACATCCCATTCGTCGTCCCAGCTCGTGACGGGCCCGGTGGTGACGGCGTGGGCGGTGTACCGGCCGGGGATGGTGGTCTGGTAGGAGAGCCGGTACTGGCCGGAGACCGCCGCGTCGGTGATGGCCGGGGTGGCGGTGGTCCCGTCGGGCAGGGTGATGACCAGGGTGGCCGAAGCGGCGTGAGTCAGGGTGCCGGACGCGTCGAGGACGTCAAAGGCGATGGGGTACATGCCGCCTGCGCTGATCATGGCTGCCCTCCTGTCCTGGCCTTCCTGCGCGGCCACCAGGGGCGTCGCCAGCGGGCGCACCGGCACAGGCCGCACTCCGTGCCGGCCCGGTAGTGCTGGTGGGTGCCCCGGCCGTGGCCGCACCGGCACGTGGCGGGTTTCTTCACGGCGGTCCCTTACTGTGCGCGGGCTAGCGTCATCTGCCCGGCCTGGGCACGGGCGGCGGCCGTGGCGGCGTTCCCGCTGACTATGGCGGGGATGGTCATGGCGGCCTGCCGGGCGGTCCCGTAGACGGGCGGCGGCGGCAGGATGGTGATGTTCAGCGCCGCGGCGAGCGCGCTGGCGGCTGCGGCCTGCGCCGTGACCGCGAGGGCCGCGGTCACGGCCTGCGCGGCCCCGGTCCCGGCGGCGAGTCCGGCGGCGGCGGCGTGCGAGGCGGCTTGCGCGGTGCCTGCGGCGGTGGCCGCCGCGGCGCGGGCGCCGGCCCCCGGGGTGGCCTGTCCTGCGGTTCCTGTGCCGGTGGCGGTCGCGGCGGGGACGGTCGCGGCGAGGATCAGCCCGGCGTTCAATGCCGCACCCGCCCCGGACGCGAGGATCGCCTGGGCGCTGGTGAACGCGGCCGTGCTGACCGTGGCGTTGAGGGCGGCACCGATCCCGGTAGCGGCGCCGCCTGCCGCCCCGATGCCCGCTGCGGCGTTCTGGGCGGCTCCCGCGCCGGCGGCGGGGACCGCGCTGGCGGTGCCGGAAGAGGTCGTGCTGGCCGTCGCGTTCTGCGCCGTCCCGGCGGCGGACGCCAGGACCGCCGTGACGCTGGCCGCCGTGGCGGCCGCGGGGTTCAGTGCCGCGCCGGCCCCGGTGGCCGCGGCGGCAACCGCCCCGATCGCGGCGGCCGGGGACTGGGCGGTGCCGGTCCCGGGCGGCAGGACGGCGGTGACAGATGCCGCTGCGGCGAATGCGGTTGACTGCGCCGCGCCCGCGCTGGTGGCGAGGACCGCGCCAGCGCCGATCGCCGCGGCCGGGTTCTGTGCGGTGCCGGTTCCGGTGGCGGCCGCGACCCGGGGGAACGCGGTCGACTGGGCAGTGCCCGCGCCGGCAGCCAGGACGGCGGCAGCGGCCGGCGCCGCGGCCGGGTTGAGGGCCGCGCCGGTGCCGGTCGCGAGCCCGGCTCCGGGGAACGCGGTCGACTGCGCGGTCCCGGTTCCCGTGGCCAGGACGGCGGTCACGCCGATCGCGGCGGCCGGGTTCAGCTGGGCCGCGCCGGTCCCGGACGCCAGGACCGCGATGGCAGCCGCGCTACCCGATGTCTGCGCGGTGGCGTTCAGCGCGGTGCCGGCGCCGCTGGCCAGCCCTGTCGCCGGGAACGCGGTCGACTCGACGGCGCCTATGCCGGTCGCGAGGACCGCGGTGACGCCGACCGCCGCGGCGGCGTTCCCCGCGGCGCCGAGGCCGTGGGCCAGTCCCGTCGCGCCGGCCGCCGGGGTGATGTTGGCGTACAGGCCGGCGTAGTTGACGTTCCAGATCGCCCCGGACGGCGCGGTGCCCTGGCGGGCGTAGATCCGGACCCGCAGTGTCGCGAGCTGGGAGTAGGTGACCCCGCCGAACATGAACGAGTCGATGTTCGCCTGGGACGTGGAGGAGGTGCCGGTTCCGGAGCCGATGAGCGTGCCGGCCCCGGAGAAGTCCCACAGCTCGACGGTGGCCGGGCCCATCCGCGCGTCGGAGGCGAACTGGTTGACGGTGACGGTGACGGAGTTGATCTGGTCGCCGGGGCTGACGCCGGTCCACGCGGCGAAGGAGGACAGTTCCAGCGCCGGGGATGACTCCTGGTTGCGCCCGGGCAGCGGCGGGGCGCCGCTGTGCCACTTGAACGCCTGCGGCGACCCGCGTCCCGGCGGTATCCCCGCGGGTGCCCGTGCCTGCGGGGGCATGCCCGCCGCCTAACCGCTGCCTAGTTGGCCGCCTCGATGTCCCACTGGGTGAGCTGGACGCTGCACGTGCTGGTTACCTGCGTGCACCGCAGCGCGATGCCCTGGGTGGCCAGCGTGTTGACGGTGGCCGAGGTCTCGCCGGACGCGGACGGCATCGGCAGCTTGATCTCGTTGACCGGCGGGGTGATCAGCGTCGGGGCGGTCACGTTGGTGGCCACCCGCAGCTCGCCCTGGGTGGCGAGGGTGCCCGCGGCGGCTACCGCCGTGCAGCGGATCATCGCCGCCAGGTCGCACTGCAGCCCGGTGATGACGGTCGTGCCGGTGGTCAGCGCCGCCGTAGTCGCCAGCGTCACGTACGTGGTGCCGGTGTTCCCGATGTTGGACGCCAGGAAGAACGTCAGCGTGCCTGACGCTGCGACGGTGGTGATGAACAGGCGAGCCTTCACCCGGATCAGCATCCCGGTGTAGAAGGTGCCACCCGGAACAGGGACGTTGTAGTCCACCGCGTTCGGGGTCGGGGATATGGGCATGGGGCTGATGGTGGCCGTTGTCGCCGTGTTCATCAGCGCGCCCGCGCCTGACCAGGCCGGCTGGCCGGGGGGGAGCAGGCTCGTCCAGGTCTGGTAAGCCATCTGGCTCCAATCCGGCGGTCAGGGGCCGCCCTCGGCGTACTGCGGGGTGTTCCAGGCGCCGTAGGCGCCGCCCAGGTCGGCGGCGGCGGCGGCATACCGGGGCCCGACCGTGATGGTGCTGGTCACGATCGACGCGTTCGGCGCGTTCCCGTTCCCGGTGGCGAGCACGGCCACGGGGTTGGCGCCGGTCAGCGCGGCGATCACCTCGACGGCCATCGTGGCGGCGACCGTCGACGTGCACGTCCAGGTGGACGTGACCGAACTGCCCGTCGCCGGGTTGGTCACCCCGCCGGCGTTGCCGCACGCCGCGCCGGAGCCGCCCTCCAGGTTGTTGACGAACCGGGAGGTGGCCGCGCCGCTGACACCGGAGATCGTGTTGCCGGCCCCGATGAACGCCGCGATCAGGTTCCCGCTGGTATTGGAGGCCAGCGTGACGAACGCCGTGGTGCCGTTCGCGCTGGCGGCGTTCGTCGCGGGAGTGCCCAGGCTGCCCGCGCCGCTGAACGCGATCGACCCGCCCGTGATGTCCGGGGATGCGGTCGAGCAGGTGATCACGATGCTGTGCGCGCCGGCCGCGACCCCGGACAGCTGCCATACCCGCAGGACGCCGGATGTCCCCCCGGATCCGGACGGCACGTCGGAGCCCACCTGGGTCATGGTCGTGCCGCCGAGCGTGCACGTCGCGGTCACGCCCGGGGCCACGCCGTCCAGGGCGCCGGCGACCAGGACCCAGGTGCTCGCCGCGACGGTGGTGTGGCTGAAAGTCAGCGGGCTGGTGAAACTCCCCGCCCCGGAGGCGGACGGCCCTACCGAGTCGTAGGCGACGGCCACCGGGGATCACCCCGGCTCACGGCACGGTCCATGTCGCGTACGGCGG